ACTAAGTACGAAGCCAATTGACTATCGTACTCAGCTACATCTCCTTTTTTCTTGGCAGCAAAGTCTTTTACAAACTCTACTTTTACCATCTTACTATGTTGCTAAAGTTACTAAAGCAGCAGAGATAGAAGTTACTTTTTTGAATCCTCCTTTGTCAGCTTCTCTAATCAAGAACGCTAATCTCTTACGAGCTTTCAATGTCATTTCGTCTTCAACGAATTGAGTTCCTGAATATCCTTTAGACATTTCAACACCACCTTTTTCGTAGATTCTAGCGAAACGATTATCACCAATAACCATTGTGTTAGCAGGGATGATATTTGCTTCGATGATAGTAATACCAGCTACATTAGCTCCGTCTCTTGTAACGAATGGAGGTAGGATATAGTTGTTATTAGCATCTTTTTTCAACTTCATTTTGTTGATATCTGCAATATTCATAACTGCGAAGTTAGGCATATATTTAGACCCCCCTCCAGCAGTAATAGACTCAGATACTTTTACTACTAAATCGTAGATAGAAGCGTCAGCGATTCCGCTTGCTACAGGAGTAAATGCATTAACAGAAGCAACTAATCCAGTGATTTGATTTCCAGTACCATCTCCAAGAGCAATTTGTCTATCAACCTCTAACGCAACGTTAGTGTCTAAGAACATTCCTAGTTCAGCAGCAAACATTTGAGCATCTTCGAAAAACTCTTCTGTAACAGGCAATGTATCTCCTACTTTCTGAATAGAAACACTCCCTTTTTTGAATTTAGCAGTAGACTCTGGAAAAACAGCTCCTTCAGCAACAGCCGCAGCAGCTCTAGCGATAGTAGCTTCATCCCAGTCGTAATAACGAATAACTCCGTTGTTGTTTCCATCTCCTACAGTTAATTTAGGGAAAATGTCGTACATAGAAAGTTTTCTAGTAGCTAATTGTCCTAAATCAGGTAAATCATAAGCTTGCTCATTGTTAGTAATAGAAGCTCTAGTAGCTAATGCTTTTACAACTACTTCTTTGTTAGAAATACCACCAGCAATCTCTTTTAATACTTCTTTGTTAGCAGATAATTCATCTTTCAAAGTAAGCACCTTAGATTTTTCAACATCTGTAGCGTTCTCTTTTAATTTAGCAATTTGCTCATTAGCGTCTTTGATTTTAGCCTCAAAGTCAGCAGCAGCTTTTACAATTGCATCAGCAATTTGCTTATCCGTAGCCTCTTGCTCGAATTTTCTTTTCTCCACTTGGTAAGCATCTGCTTCTTGAGGAGTCATTTTGTCAATGGCGTCTTGCCCTTTGTAAATAAACATAATTTTTCTGTTTAGTGTTAAATATTTCTTCTTTTTAATAAATCTGGAGTGACTTTCGTCGGCTCATTTGTAGAAGTGATTATATCGGCTTCTTCAGGGTCTTCGTGTTCTGGTAAAGTAGGCGTAAGTTCATTACTACCCATTAATACTGCACTTATTTCTATTAATTTTGCCTCTCTTACTAGCCAAAAATATCCTTTTTTTTCTGCTTTGTCTTGATTACCTATTGAATCAATGTTATCAGACCAAACTTTATATTCGTCTTCATACTCAGCATCGTTTACTGCTAAATCTATTTTAACATAAACCATACCTACTGAGTGCTGATTTATTTTATTATTCTTATATTCTGTAAATACTTGAGAATTATAATCCTTCATTATCTCAGTATCCATTAACAACGCTTGAGTACTGCCTTCTTTTTCAACACCTAGGTCTTTCCAAGAAATATTTTGCTCATAAACCTTTAAAGGCTCTCCTACTTTTGCAGTAATTTTAAACTCGTGGTCGTGTAAGTGAAATATACTCTTAGTCTCTTGTATTGACTTTGAAAATATGTTTTTAGCGTGAACATCATCGTGTGAGTCCATCCAAAGATACGTATTTCCTACTATAGTTCTTTGCAAGCTAAGTTCGCTATCTTTAAATACTCCTTTTATAGCAGAAGTCTTTGATACAGATGTTAACCCTCCTTTTACAGTTTTAACCTCAGCTTTTTTTAGAGATATAATCTCAGCTTTATTTTTTACTATCTCGGATATATTCATTTCTTAATGAGTTTTTGTTCTTCAATCTTTTTAAGCTTCTCTTCTACTTTTTTAACAATAGCAGGATTCTTTGATAACCACTTATCTATAATATTACTTTTCATAATCTGCTATATTTAAATCGTTAGTTTTAGCAAGGATAACGTTATCAAGCTTCGCTTTTACAACCGCTGCTCTCTGAAGCTCAAATACTTGATTAAATGATAAGTGATTCCAGTCCATTGTTAGTGACTCATAGCCAAATTTATCTTCTAATTCATCTGTTAACATCTGACCTTTAGGCTTCATAACGTAATCAACGTGCCTTCCTATTGCTTTTTCTTGATTATCATAAGTAGAATTACCCCTTATAGCTGATTCAAGCACATCTTTAGGTATTCCGTACATACTTCCAATCATAAAGAAGTCATTGTAATAACTATCGTCTAATTTCAAGCTGGCAATATTCTCAACGAACCTAGAGATGTTTACCGGAGTCTTAACAGCGTGAACTGACTTGTTAGACCTCATAGAAGACTCTATTGAAGTCTTTTCTCCGTCAGCCATGGTTAGATTCATAATATCACTATCGGAATTCTTCCCAGAAACCATAAATTTCTTAGTAAACTCTAAATTTATAGACTTAGCATCTAACGCTTGCTCTGAATTAGAGATTACTTTGTATAATGCGTCTAGGCGTGACGCTCCCTTGTAAAAGTTACCATCGATAGAATTCGATAGGTCGAAGAACGGAGTTATCTCGTTTAGTGGGATGATCTTCGATTGTCCATTTCCAAGATTATATTTAATACTTCCTTTAAGTATCTCCTTGTAAGTAGCTTCTGAGAAGATTAATCCTTTCAATTTGTCAATTACACTTGTTTTCCATTCAATACAAGTAGGGTTAAGCCATTGGATAGTATTTGTTTCTGATAACTTACCAGCTCCACTTGGATTCCATAAATACGCAGTACCAGTTTGCACCCAGAACATATAATCCCATAAGAATTGCGTCCAAGTCTGCTTGAAGTTAGGTCTTTTTCTTTGAGAGTATAAAAAATCTGTATCCCCGCCCTCTTTTTTGATTTTACCCAAACTAAAAAGGTCACAATTCAATGTGAATACTTTTAACACAGCTGGATTTGTTAGAATAGCTTCTAATTTCTGATTATCTGTAAGCAACTTAGCGTGCTTAGCGTCAGATGTCTTAGTCTCAAAAAAGAAGCTTCCATCACTGTTTCTCTCTACCGAAGTAGGAGCAGTGTTATTCCAGCCTATATTGAAGTTAAATCCCATTTCACAAATATAATATTTTTATTTATACACTTTAATTAGATAAGCACTAGAGAAGAAACTCTTCTCTAAAGGTTCTTTATGACACCCATCTTAAATAATTTCTCTGTTACGTATGTAATTGCGTCCAATGTGTGGTTATTGTCATCCTCCGGTTCTTCTTGTACCACTCCAAATTTATCTTTCTTTCTACAATACGCTTCTTGTTCAAACTCTATGTTTTTGCTAGTATTTGTATAGTAGATATTCAAACTCTGTAATGTCCCAATTCTGTCAACGACCTTACTTTTTTGACCGACTGCTGCATATTCCCATCCAGCTCTTCTCAATGCGTGAATCTTTGTTGGTCGATTGCTATCACAAACTATCATTTTACCCTTCTCAATGTTCATCCTATCAAACATCCAACTCACAAGACCTTCCTCTTCGTGCGCATTTATCTTGTGTAACTGCGACTCATTCAGTCCTCTTCTTATCTCATTCTCCGAAGCATAATTCAACTCGTGAACATATAAATTCCCATCGTGGTACTTAACTTCTACTACAGCGAATGGATCAACTAATCCCCAGTCACATCCATAGTAAGTCTCTTTTTCTATATTCAAGTAGTCAAAATAAGAAATCGGTTTCCAATTGTATATTCTTCCTTCTACTTGACCAACTTCTCCAAGTCCGTAGACTCTCCACATATTCGCCCAGTATTGGTTATACACTTTTCCTGAAGCATCAAATCCTTTAACTTTATATCTTAGAATTTCACTAACTTCTTCTTTTGATAAAAATTCATTATCTAGGAACGTTAGTTTTAAGAAGTCACAATCATTTCTATCCATTACCTCTGAATGAAACCAAAACTTCTTGTTAGGGTTAAAATCCAGAAATACTTGCTTGGCTCTTGACGTTAATTCTCTATACGTTTCGAACTTAACTTTGTTCGCTTCATTTATAAAAACCAAATCAGAACGAAGTCCTTTCCCGATATCCTCCTTATCTAATCCTAAGAATTTTATAAAACTATTATTCGGAAATTTATATAATGTACCATCTGTAAACTCCTCCTTCTTAAAAAGAGACACCATACGCATGATATTCACAAAATCCTTAATAACCGTTATCCTCATCTTAGACAACTCATCAGATGCTATGTATATTTCCCTATCTGGAACAGATGACGCATGGTTAATAATCAACATTAAGATAGAATATGTCTTTGAAGCACCCTGCCCTCCTTGAATACCTTTAATTCTTTTGCGGAGAGCAGCTATCTTTCTTAATGCTGTTGTTTGTTGTATCATTGCTTAGTATCGTCGTCTATATCTGATAATGGGTCTATAGTTAATATCGGTCTATTCAAATCTTTCTGATTAGTGGTAATATCCATCTTATCTCCGTACTTGGCTGGATCCATACGACCTATTACCCATTTTCTTGCGTCAACCTGTA